CTACAGCGAATGGGTTTTCTGTATCAACAGTGGTTGTAGCCATGCGACTGGAATACACCATAGCATGTTGCTCAAACTTACCTTCGTCAATTAACATTTGACCTGCTCTATCAATCAGTTGTGTAGCAAGATGAGGAGGTTGGTAAGGCCGACCTGTGCCGTTTTCAATTAAAGAGTCAGCCGAGATAACTACAAACGAGTTTGCCCCGTTCCCTGCGATGTGAGTTGAATGAAGAATAGGGCGCAGTCCGTTTACATTGGTAGTTGTTTTGAAATCTAAGTGGACACTTGACACCAATAATTTACCATTGTTGATGTCTATGCTATGAAGCCTCACACGCTCAGGTGGTTTTTGATTAGGCTTCTTAGTGGTCTGATTGATTGAGCCGGGGTTAATGAGGAGATTGTAAGGAACATGAGGAACGAGATGGTTTTGTGTAGTGCCGGGGTTTGTGTATCGGTCAATAACTGAATACACACCAGTGGAGTAAGGAGAGACTGTAAAATCAACAGAACTGTCTGTGACCGTTTTCCCAGTCAAAGAGTTAGCCAAAGCCTGTGCGTTAGTAGACCCAATAACAAGGGCAGTGAGATTGCTCTCTGCTGAGGTGCTGGTAATAGTGTAGACATCTTTCAACGGAGTCACTGGTTCTTCAAACCTAAACAGAGAGATTGTATTATCTCCCGCTAACGCAGGGTTACGAGACTTCATTTCATTATTGAACTGAGCAGTAACATGAATGCATTCAATGATACCTCTAAAGTCGCCACCTTTACCTCCAATGAAAACATGTGAGTTATTTTTAGTCAGTTTAGCATCAGAGGGAATCATTTGCTGTGCAACTAAATCCCCGTTTACATAGATTTGAACACTACCTTTGTTTAGACCAACAACAATGTGATACAAGGGTCTTTGACTAAGTGATAACGATGTTGCTTTATCTTTACCAGCATCAAAGCGGTTATACGAATCATCTAACCCACCAAATGTGTTCACTGGATATACATGACCATCGTAGTTGTTTGTCTCAGGTAGGGCTGTTCGTAGCAATACTTTCATCTTACCAACAGAGGAGTCTATGTTTGCTTCAAACTCAATTGGGCCGGGAGTGTCTACAGTCCCCATGCTCAGTTTGAATTGACCCTCTTTCATGAGAATCACGCCACCACAGTCAGGGACTACCCATGCTTCTATTCCGAGGCCACCACCCAAAGCGTCAGCGATAACACCGTCACCGTAGTTTGTAGATATAACATCAGAAGAACTCTTGTGAGTATCATCGTAGTCTTGTCCAATTCTACTGAAACTACCTTGGGGGATAATTACACCATCGCTTACACCATCAAACAGCAAAGCGTGGTTGGATTGTAACATGATAGGCATTTTTTCACCTCAAATAATCATGTCAATTGGTGCAAAGACCATTTGGTATGTGTAGTGCTGCTCTCCAGCGTTGTAGCCAATGTCCAACTTTTGAATAGTGCCTTGAATACCCGTTGTGTCGTCACCAGTGTCAAACTCTACATTAGCATCGCGCTCGTTAAAATCAGATATTTTATCATTTGTTGATTTGAAAATACCTGTGCGTATCAAAAAGTTACGAATAGCATACTTTTTACCATTGTCAGCAGTAATCATTGAGTTATAGGGAATCTGTATTCCAATAGGATAATCACCGTTGAACATGCTCTTCATACCTAAAAGTAATCCAGCACCACCACCCGCACCAGCACCTGCTGCTAAAGCACCAGCAGCAGCACCACCTGTTGCAGCGGTGACAGCAACAGCAGCAGCACCCATTATTGCTCCTACTATTATAGCAGCAGTGCCTCGGTCTGTGTTGTGTAGAATCCCATACAAGTCTTGCACTTTGTCTCCACCCGACTTTGGACTGCTGGTAGAGGCACTTGAGCCTCCTGTGAAAGACAGATGATAAGGGTTGTAAGACGAACTGTTAGTAAAAAATACAGTGTCAAGCCTTGTCATTTTACCAGTGGTGGTTTGTGTGAGTGTGAGTTTTGAAGAGCCAGCAGCGGGGACAAACTCTGATGTAGACGCTACGGCTGAGATAGAAGAATTAAGATGACTTGCACCTAACGCTGTAACAACAGACGCTGCCATTTGAGCAGGGGTAAGGTAGTTAGTAGGATGTATGAAAATTGTTGTAGTCCCACTATCTGTGTTTACATTTGAAACACCCGGATTTGAGTAATCTAAAGATGCCGATGATGAAAGGTCATTGGTAGCAAAATAGATTATTTTGTTTGAGTTATCATGTTTATCAAGTAATGTGAGTTTTGAAGCACCAGTGGCGAGGTTTTCAAATATAGAGTTTGGCACTTGAGTAAACTTTCCAACTGATGATAAGTCAGAGTGATTGACAGCAAAATCTATTTGTGCGTTTGCACCAGTAGCCGCTGTGTTTCTTCTATTCACATCATCATCGGTAAAGATACCTTCAATGACAATAGTAGAATTAACCATGTTCAAATCAATCCCCATTCTTTTTCCACCCATAATAGGTAAAGGCATACCACCCACTTTACGCTCTACACTGAGAGCAATAGAAAGAGCCTGAAGTTCCATCGGAGGGAAAACATCAGCACCAAGACCGAATATCCCATTAAGATGACCAGCATCAAAGTGAAGGCGAATAGGTGTTCCGTAGCCGTCACTCATCTACCCGACCTCATTGTTGAGCCACCGCTTGCACGAGCAATCTCTTGCTGAATGGCGCTACTCATTTTTCTTGCGAACTCACGCTTGTCAGTTCGGTCTGTCATACCTGAAGGATTGATGGTAATGTTGTAAGTGTTTCCGCCTCCACCACCGCCACCGCCTTCAAGTTCTACAGGAATAGAGCGACCACCCGATAGAGGCACAACGGCTTCTGTTCCGTGAAGCATAACTGGGTAACCCGATTCAGGGCCACTCACTACACCACCTTCTGCGAATCCGAGCATGTCTAATCCAGCACCAATGAGTTCACCACCAGCGCTTACCAAGTCCATGATAGCATCAACAACTGGTTCTAAGACTCCCCATATTAAGTCAAGAACATATTCAAAGGCATCAAAAATTGGTTTGAGAATGTTTGACCATACCCAGTCAAAAGCATCTCCGAGTTCATCCCATACGAGTTTGATTGCGCCTATCCCGGCCTCCATACCCGGCCCTACTTTATCCCATAGAGCGCCAATGGTGTTATCCCAAACTGTTTCCATTCCACCAACGAGTAAGTCCCATGCGCTTTTTATAGCGCTTATACCAGTTTCAATTGGTGGGCCTACAGTGTCCCAAAGAGGTTTAACGACACTGTTCCAAATCACTTCCATACCATCCATGAGGCCATCCCATGCAGTTCCTATGAGTCCTATACCAGCCTCAATTGGTGGGCCGACTAAATCCCAAAGTGGTTTAATGACATTGTTCCAAATCAACTCCATACCATACATGAGTCCATCCCATGCTAAACCAATAGCGGATATACCAATTTCAACAACTGGGCCGACTAAATCCCAAAGAGGAACGATGATATTGTCCCATGCTAATTTCATAGCATCCATTAGCAAACCCCATGTTACCCCTAACAGGTCTAAACCTACTTGGATAACTGGGCCTACCAAATCCCATAGAGGAACTATGACTTCATTCCAAGCCAAATCTAAGCCTGTCATTAACAAGTCCCATGCAATTTTTAGACCATCAAACGCTAAACCCAATGTGTCTGATACAAAATCAGCGATTGTCTGTATGATTGGCTCAGCGACAGCCCATAATTCGTCAAAAACTGGCTTGATATTTTCATCAAACCAGTCTTTCACTACCTGAAACTTCTCTTTGATAAATGCGATTGCAGAACCAAAAGCACCAGTAACTGCTGATATAGCAGCACCGAAAATACCACCAAGAGCACCAAAGATACCTGAGACTGCACCTGCTCCGCTTGACAACCCACTAAGGGCTACGGTCAGGCCAGCCAGTGCTACCATCAGAAATCCTCCGTGTTTAAGAAATCGTAGTCAAGAGAAACCGTTTCTCGGCTACCACTTTTTGAAGACTGATTGGCTCTTTTGTTTGCCTTCTCTTCTTCTTTGCGACCCACAATAGCCCATGTGTAAGATTGGTAGAACTGTTGTGGAGTCATTTCTTGCACCTCTTTGATTGATATACTGTAATGTTTTGCTACTATGTATGCTTTCATTTCAAGAGAGAGTTCTAATTCGGCAGGGGTGTTGATAACTTTGCGACTGAGAAAACTCTCAATCACTTGTTCCCGCCTTTGGTAAACCCCCCTGACATCATCTCTCCAAGTTCGTTTGGACTTGGCAATAATGCAGAGATTTGCTCACCAACATAGCCTTTGAGTTTCATGAGTTCATCAGTAGAAAGATTAGGGTTAGTTCGCACTACCCAGTTTGTGAATGCGTATTTGTAATAGCCTTCAAGATTTAGAGACATTTCACCAGTTTTTGAGATATTGAACATTTCTTGAGCCGCTTTTTGAATGTCAAAGAAAGAAACATCACGAATCCAAACCTCCATGACCACATCAGGGTCATCGGGGTCTACACCGATTTCGTGTTTCTGTTCGTCATTCCGTCTCATTAGTAGGTTCTTGTTTTGTATCACTGTTGTCATCTGTCTCACCATTGGTCATAGCCGCTTCGTCAGCGGGGATGTCCGACTCTTCTTCAGCAGCCGCTTCTTCAGCAGGGGCTTCAGTTTCTGTCGGGGACTCGGATATACCCTCGTCATCACGCTTCAAGCGTAGTGCGAGTTCTGCCTTTGTGCCGTAGACTGGTAGCCCACGCTCTTTACAAAGTGCCTTTAATTCTTTGACGGTCATAGCGTCATAAGTAAGTTCTGTTGGAAAATCTTCACTGTCACCAATGTCTTCAGGTGTAACAAGTTCTGATGCTGCTTCAAATACCTCTTCAGGTAGCACATCAATGACCTCTTCTACGACCACTGGCTGCAAAAGTGCATCAACTGCCTTTTCAATGAGATGCAGTGAACCCTTTTTACCAGCGCTAACAATGTCTCCCTCAGTAACACCCACTTGCGATGCATACCAATGAGCATACTCGTCGTGAGATAATTTGTTGTAATGATTGGCTCTGATGGATGGTGTAAGCATGATAGTCGCCTCAAGAGTGTAGTAGCGTGTCTGTTGCGACCACACGCATGGCCTTTGGTAGAATCTTCAATGGTGCTTTGATAACACCTTTGTCTTCAGGGATTGGTAGCGGCGCTTCTGTGATGTAGAAGTCATCTAACAAGATGTCAATGCTCTCACGACTACCCGCTGTTCCCGGCTTGGTAAAAGACAAACGAATCTGATTAGCAGTAGAAGCCTCGTGGTCTACTGCTCTACGAACCTTGTGATAGAACACTGGGTCATCAACAATAATTTCACAGTCCATTGTATACTCTGTCTTACCTTCTACAGCAAGAGAAGCGTTACGAGCACCACCGAATGGGATTTGGTCTGTTTCGTTGTCAGTAATAGCAGCACCATTGATAGTGTAGAATTGTTGAACTCCAGTGTTACCAGTGATGGTAAAGGAAACAACTTGTCCGAGTGTAACACCAGCAATAGTTACAGTTCCGTTGTAGAACATGTATGGCTTCTGTGTGCCTTTTTCAATACCAGTTGCTTTTCTTTCAGCGTCTGTATTGTTTTCTTCAAACATACGATGAGCCATGTATCGGTCACCTTTTGTTCCACTTGAATAATTAGTTGCAGACCCGCTGGTTTCAAGACGACCAGTATCTGTGTAGCATAGCGCTGAATCAAAGTTTACGCTCATACGAAGAGCAGCATCTGTATCGGCTGTCAAGGAGAAGTCCTTGACTTTACATCCCTTGTAGACACGAGTGAGTTGCTTCGGGTCAGAAACTCCGCCGTCAGTGACATCAGCAACAGAGCCTTCAACATCTCGGCGGCGAATACTTACTTCTACCGCAAACGAAGGAACGCTACTGCGAGAATACAAACATCGTGTAACACCACGAGTAAGTGCTCCTGTTGCAGCACGATGAGGGCTACCAGTTGAAGCAGTTCCATCATCGTCAAAACGAATGAATCTCAAAGGAGTGCTTGTGGCGTGAGGGAAACAAAGAGCATCGTCAAGCCAAATGTTTGTTCCATTGATAGCGGCGATACGACGAATCTCTTGTTTTTGAGTTTGGTCAAAGTAATCTTCACCACCGATACCACTTACACCGAAGGCTTTGTCAGCACCTAAAGTGCCAGCGTTACTGTAAGTAATGATGTCTTCTAAGTTAGCATCTTTGAACAAAACATAGTCACCAGCACGAACATTTGAAGCAGCATCTGTGTTAGTGACAGTTACAGTAGCGTCTCCACCACCAACCGCAGCGAGTGTAATTACATCTCCGATTTTATACCCAGTTCCACCTGCGGTGATAGTAGCAGAATCAAGGATTCCACCACTACCTGTGCTCTCAACTGCGTTAAATGTAGCACCCGACCCAGTTCCACCTGTAGGGTTAGGGACAGCGGTTGTAGCACCGTTAGGATAACCTGTTCCAGCGTTTGTTAGTGAAATACCAGTAATTACACCGGGGAAGTTAAACTGAACAGAAGAATTATCCAAAGTCACTAAAGTCTCACCGATTGAAGTTGCTGCTGCGAGTGTTCTATCAGTAGCGATTAAACTATCAAATTGGTCACCAACTGAAACAGACTCCATACCAAGAGCGTAATACAACCAACGAGGATTGTGTAGATTGACCTCAAATGAACCACCTTCATTTAGGAAACGACCCGGCACTTGAATTGCCGTATCACGGCCAAGTCCCACGATATGGTATCGCTTGAGGTCTACCTTTGTTTCAGGTAGTGTAAGAGTGGCTGCAAGACCGAGGAATTGGTCAGTAAGCACACGCTCACTACTGCTCGCTGCTGTGACATTCCACCCACCCATGTTTGCGTCAAAAGTAGGAGTTCCAAAAGAAGAAATAATCAAAGTATCATTAGTGTTTGAATCAACAAGTCCTGTTTTCAAAGCAGGTGTAACGGTGAGTTCAGTTTTATTAGTGCTGTGATTTTTATGCTCCATAATTGTGTATGTGCGCCCAGTATCGTGAGAATCATCAGCGCCAAAATCACCCTTACCAATAATAGAAAGCCTACATCCAACCAGCATACCGACTGGGTAGAGTAAAAGACCACCAACACAAGGAGTAGAAGCATCGCCTCCTGTGAACTTAATTACACTGGTATTTGCTGAATCACTTTTACTTGCGTGAGTAAACTTGAACGACCCCGCATACCCATGTGGTAGTTTCAATCCTGTCTCGTGACCGAAGGCAACCTCGGTCAAATCTCCTTTGTATACTGTAGATGGCATGTCCGTTCAACTCAAGGCACTAACTCCGCAAAGATAACTACTTCTATCTGAAAGGTCATCCGAAATAAAACCTTTGACCTATCGGAGAGGTCAGTGCGAGTCTTGTATACCATACGGTCAAAGTTCACACCATCCCCTTTTCTTACAGAGTGAATGAGGCGGCGTATCTCGTTTTCCATAGCCTGAAGATGTTTTCTCCCCTTGGCTGTGCGAGCGTCTACCGTGATATTTAGACGAGTTGTGACAAAATCATAGAATAATTCAGGGGCTTCTTCGTTATGCGCCGTCTCATAACATAAGATGTAATCATGGCGGGATAAATCAATCCTTTTTCCTCGCTCAGCACCTACTGTGGCGATGTCAGCGATGACTGGTTTGATGTTTCCAGTGTTACCACGATTCCAGTTCTCCAATGTGGAGACAACCATATCAAGAGATTCAGTAAATGTAGCAACCATGTTATCACTCCGCCTTCATTTTCTTGTATTTTGTCATGTCGGGGACTAACATCCCGCCTGAAAACTTGAGTTTTTTCTCTTGAAGTAATGGTGATTCACGAAGCATACGCTCATCAGCACGCTTTAAGGCAGCATCAATTGCTCCTTGAGGCGCTGGTTTGTTGTTTTGTCGGTAGCCTTCTTCAGTTTTCATGATGTTTTCCATCCCTAATTCCTGTGCTTCTACCTTGTTTCTGTAGTTTTCAGGTCTTTGGGTGATAACCATTCGGAGTTCCTCTTGATATTTTGGGTCTGATAACTCAGCGGTCAGCATCTCCAAAAACTCATCTTGAGGCCCACTTACCATAACGCATCACTCAAAGACAATAATTTCAATATAACGGGCTAAGATAGAATCAACTTCAGACTTCAATAATTGAATCTTAGAAGTCAAGTCTACATTTTGTGTGCCTTCAGGAATTAGAACGCTTCTGTCATCCGACATCAAGACATCACAAGCCACCATCTTTGTAGCAGCCTCTTCTATAGCCTTCTCAAGATAACGCTCACCATAGATGTAAGAGCACTTAATTGCATTCCATTCAAAGAAAGGATAAGAGTTGTTGAAGTAAATGACACCCATTTCATGGTCAAGCCACCAGTCACGCAATCGTGCGTTGTCGCCTAAGTTACTACCACCTTGAAGGTCAATCCTCATGGTGTTTTGAGTAATTGTTCCTGTAATATCACTTAATGTAGAACTTGTTCCTGTATCTACGATGGTGCATCCTGTAAACGATGTAAGAGTTTTATTTGTATACTGGAATACATCACCACTTGCGTCTACTGCTACACCAGCGTGAGTAAAACCGCCAGTATTTACAACATTGATTACAGTAGGTGCTGCGCTACCATCGTAACTGACAAAGGCGGTGCTATGTGTAGAAACTTGAGAGAACTGAATGTTGTCATCAGTAGACACAATAGAACAAGATTCACCACCTTTACCTGCACGCATGGATGTCATCTTTACTTGTCCAGTTCCGTAATCGGAGTTAGCGGTAGCGAGGAACTCGTTATTGAGTGCTACATTTTCTGTAGAACCCTCCAGTGTGTATGGTGGAGTAAAAGCCAATGCTGCTTTAGATACTCTGTCTTCTTTGTTAATGAGGTCAGCAAGATTCTGTGCGGTAGTAGCAGCGTCAAAGTCAGCACGCCACTGTGTAGAACCAGTTCCTATTGTTAGTGTAGCAGCAGCACCGTTACCCGATGACACCACGATAGAGCCTGAGAGTGCTCTGACATCTTCAGGCATTTTGATACGAGCCTCAGAGGTAGCAATCTCTCTGTAATCGTCACCCTGCCATAGTTCAAGGCGAAGGATTTGCTGGATATTCCTGAAAAGGAGGGGTGCTGTGCCGACATAATCCGTATAGTATCGTCGGCGGTATGGTTTGTAAGTATCAAAATTGATGTATTCAGCACTCACGAGATAAGGTCGCCAAGCGTTGTGTGTTAGATTGTCAATCTTATCTTGAGCCTCTTTGATACGAGCCTCAACAACTGAGCGCTTCATACCACGAGTTTTGCCGTTGGTAAACGATGCTGTGTTTTGAACATAGGCGTTATCGGCTGCTTGATAATCAGCAGCAGTGATAACATCAGCAAAATTGAGTTGAACCCCACTGGCGCTGCTACCAATTGATGTTATGACTCTCTCTGTTCCCAATGGGTCAGCGTCGGAGTAAATTAGAATGGTGTCATCTTTTTGAAATCCCACAGTTCTGTAATCAGCACCAGTAACAAATACTGCGTTAGCAGTGCTGTCAGCACTGACTAAAACGGCTTCCTGTGGGCCTATTGAGAGGAAATCTGCAACTTTCTGTGCAGTGGTATAGACAATAGCCGAAGGGTCAAGTGGGCGTGTTTCAGCCTCACCGGGATTGAATACTATTGGCACTTCTTTTCATCCCCCGTTACAAAACACTTCTTGGTTTCTTTTTCATCCTCATCAACTTTTTTTGACTCAACATCAAACCAAGTATCAAGGAATGTGCAACGGGTCATGCTCTCGCCTCCTCGTCTATAGAAGCAAGGTTGTATTCCATTGGTTTATCACAACTACCACATGTTTCTCGCCACATAAAATGAAGCATACCACAATGTTGGCAACGAGTGCCTGAGCCGATGTTCAAAACATCGCTGGCCTCAAGATTACGCTTACGCTGTTGTGAAGTAATACCCTTGAGTGGGTTTTCTTCGTCAATAACTTTACCGAGTAGAGTCTGTGCGTCGGAACGAATGCCTTGTTTTTGAAAACGCTCAATATCGCTCAGGTCAATTGATTGCTCGGCTAACGACATACATACTCCTCACACTCAACTGGTAGTGACAAATATGTAAATGTTACCAAGAATAAGATGTGGGTCGCACGATACACAAGTGTTACCACCTATAGCGGTGCTGATAGCAGTTGCTACAGCAGTAGTTGTGGTTGAATCATTGAAATCCTTCGGCGGAAAAGGCCCAAGAATTGATACAGTCGTTGTCATCTCTCGTCACCTCAAGAGCGACGACCAATTGCGACAAAAGTTCCACCAGTGGTTTGATGTCCAACCAAGAATGGTGCAACTGAGATAGTAGAGCCGGAAAAGGTTGCGATGTCAGGGAAAGTTCCATCAACTGCGGCGTAAGTAGTGCCACCAGCAATATCAATCTCCTTAATCTTACCAAGATTCCCTGCTGTCGGGTTTACAATAACACCATCAATTTCAGCAAGTAGACCTGTGAGGACTATACTCGTATCTGTTGCGGCGTATGAGCCTGTTACAATCATTCGGTCACCAAAGTAGGTTGGTCGTGGGTCAATAGTTACTGCCATTATTCTTCATCTCCTGTTGTTTCTTCTTCTGCAAGACTCTCTTCAACAAGAGCCTCAGTTTCTTCTACACCATCGGGACTCATTACAGTCTCCACGAGTGAAAGAAGAGTGGTTTTTGTTGCGTAGCCTTTTGGCTTGATGTCGTAGTTTGAAAGCCACTTTGCGATGTCAGCACGACCCCATGTTGAATCGGGGACACCACTCAAGTCAGATTTAGAGTCAGCAATTTTAGAGGCTTTGTAACCTTCAATTGTGTAGTCTGCACCAAGTCTAAACGCATACTTATCCAACCAAGCGGTTGTAACTTCACGAGGCTGATGCCTAATGAAATCAGGGTGCGTAGGGTCAATGTTTCCTGTAGACCAAGAGCGACCAGTGTATGTTACTGTAGGCACTTAAAGCACCTCAGTTGTAAAGTATCATTACAGATGTGACATTCGCTGCGCCACTCAAGTATTGAAGAGTTGCAGTCACTCCAGTAAAGGATGCTCCGACTGCTACTGCTCCTGCACCAGCGTCTGTTGCCATAACGCTTAGAATTGCTGTTGCTCCTCCAAGAATGATTGTTTCGCCGTCACCGCCACCAGTGACATTAAACAATGCCATCTTAGGTGCTGGGTCGTAGCCGTTTGCTCCATCGCTGTTAGAAGCGTTGAAAGTTCCCGGCCCACCGCCGGGGTATGAAACATCTGCTGCGCCGTCAAGCCACTCGGAAGTGTCTGCTGACCCTGCTCGTAGTTCCCAGTTACCCACAAGGGTTGCTGTTGCTGTTCCTGTAATCGTTAGTTCTGTTGCCATATCAAATCATCTCCATATTTTTTTTGTTTTTGTGTCCTCACTTCAAGTCACGAATGCTCGCTTGTGCTCCAAAGAAAGTTGTCCATACTTCACCCATTGTTCGGTAAAGTCCCTCTTGACCGAGGCGGTTGATTGCGAATGGGTCACCAGTTTCAATACCGGATTCAAAGTATTGTGTAGGAATCGCAGTGCTGAAATACATGTAGTCAGTATCAAGGAGATACATACGGCTTAGACCGTCTTTCTTCATGTCCTTGGTAGGAATGATTGGCACACCGTTGTAGGTAGCGACAATGAAACCTGCTTCAATGCCCGGAACACCCTTAACACCGTTGTAGGTAGGGGTCACACGCTTTTCCTCCATGAAACGCTGTTGCGCTTGTAGAAGTTGTTGAAGACGCATCAAAGTGTCATATCCAGTTAGAATGACCTTTGGATTACCACCACGCTCCCAAACTTGCTGGAAAATGGTGTCCAAGTGGTCAAGAGAAAGAACACGCTGGTTTGCAGCCTGAGCATCAGCAGCACAGTTCACTTCAGCGTTAGCCCAAGCGTTGGTTGCACGAGCGATGCTGTAGATGTCCAACTTAGAAGCAGCGTCTACATGCTCGTTTCCGCCAGCAGTCCTTAGACCAGTAACACCTGCGCCAGCGCCGTCACCAGCAGTGATTCGGTCAAGTGATTCAAAGTTGTTACCAGCAGCGGTATCAGAATCAATGAGAAGCATCTTGTTTACCATTTCTGCGTGGTGCTTACCCATTTCTTCTTTGAGAACTGAGCGCATGTCACCCATACCGTCATCCTTGTCAGCAAGGAAAACAGCGACTTCGCTGACATCAAAAGAGTGAGCGATTGTCTTAGGCTTTGCAGCAACATGTTGGAAAACAGGTTTAACAGTTTCAGGCAGTGTGCCGTTCTCTGCAATACCACCGTGAACAACACCAGCGTTTGGCTTGTCGGTAATGACTCGCCATCCACTGCGTTCCCATGGTTTCTTAGGTAGAATTGAGAATGCGTTGAACTCTTGGTTCAATTGTGACCATACCTTGCGCCCGTAGATTGCTTGGTATGTTCCAGCAGTTGTGCTGAGCATTGGTGAATCCGATTTTAGAAGTTCGCTACCAGTGTAGGTGTAACCCATTGAGTTACCTGCTCCGTAGTAGTATCGCTCCATGTCGCTGACTGTTCTTACATAATTTCGTGCCATTTCATTTCATCTCCATATTTTTTTTTGTTGTTTTGTGAGTTTTCACTCGCTGCGGTATAGCCCTCCAGCCAGTTGGTGAACTTCTTCCCAACTCATGTTAGCCAAGTCTTGTGTGCTTGGCACTTCAAGAGCAGGTGTTGAAACGGATTTAGCAATCATTTCGCCGTTACCGTTTGAAAAGTTGTCAATTCGGTCATTGAGTGCTCCAAGAGCCTTCATGACTTCATCAAGAGGAGCACGAGCATCAAAGTTTTGTGCTTGTGCTTTTGAGATTTCTTCGTGAGTTTCTTGTGCAAAGCGACCCTCAAAGTTGTGTTCAAGAGACTTACGGAACTCTTCTTCTTGCTTTGCAGCCTTGAAAACTCCGTATGCTTCTTCAATTCGGTGTGAATCAATGCCGTGTCCTGTAATGAAGTCAGACTTTGCGACATCTTTCTTGCCACCGCCGCCAGTTGTGCGAGCGATTGCGTTAGTAGATGGGTTGCCTCCTTCTTGAGCACGACCCTTAACTTGTCCAGCAAAGTAATCAGCACCATCGCCAATTGATTCAGGCGTAGAACCGAGGTTTGCTTTTGCGACACCATCAAAGTGTTGTCGTGCAGCACCAGTGTTCACACCAGCGGATTTGAGAGTGTTTTCCATCCAGTCAAGATATTCAGATGTAATGACATCAGAGAACTCAGACTTTTCTTTGTCGTCTTTGTCATCATCTTTCATTTCTTTCTTGTCATCTTTGGATTCTTTGTCGTCGCCCTTGCCCTTTTTCTTGTCCATAGCGGCTTGTAGCGCAGGGGGTAGTTCTCCTTTCTCCATAGAGTCCAGTCGGCCTTCTAAGCGGCTCAATACATCGTTCATTTGTTCCATTACTTCATCAGTCATTTTGTTCACCTTGTTTTTGTCTTGTTTTAGTATGTTGAATGTTGCTTCGGGGTTAATTCCTTTTTCACAGATTGTTATTTCGTGTAGTTCTAATTTTGAGATTTCTTGATATGAGCCGTGTGTGGTGTCGCTTTTGTTTACTCTTTTGAATGCTTGTCCACCTATACTAAATCCAGCCAAATTGCCTTTTCGTATTTCGGATGCTACTTCTCGTGCCTTTTCAATGTCATTTCGTAATTTTACTACTACAAACATTCCGGCATCGTCTACTTCGCTTTTCCACATCCTCCCTTGGTTATCTGTATAATTTGTTATTACTTCTCCGACTTGTATATTTGAGTGTGCTAATTGAACATTTCTATATTTTGGGTCGCTCATGTATTTTTTGAATGCGTCTTTTAGTGCTGTGCGTGTAATTAAGTCCCCTTGCTTATCAACTAATTCTACTGATGCATAACCTGCAACAATGAGGTCGCTCCCTGCTTTGAGGAGCGAGATGTTTCTGCGCTGAGTTCGTAACACACTAATTCCCTTTCTGTCTGTTCACCTATATGAATAAAACTCTAAGCCTCATAATCCGATTCTGCTTCATAAGTAGGGGACTGCTTAGCATTTTTCTGTTTTAAGCGCCTTTGCGTAACTGAGTCGTATTCTGCTTCGGGGTCTTCGGTTGGGCGCTCAATCATGTCCCAATCAGGGACACTTTCTTCGCTGGTAAGGCTGGTTGGCCCTCTTGGGGATTCAATAGCACTACCAACATCAATTCCTAAGCCACCTCTACCCGGCCCACCAGTCATTTTTTCTTTAGCCAAACTATCAAGGCGCTCTGTTAGGTCAGCAATACGAGTAATTGTTTTGAGCATAGCCTTTGTATTTGGCTTCAAGATATTGTCTTCGCTTTCAGCCTCAATGACACCAGCGGATTCTTTCTCACTTCGCTTTCTATCTTTTGGCTTGTCCATTGAATGGTCAGGTTCTACTCCTTTTATCATTAAAGAAACAGCCTGATTCCATAGCGGTCTAACGCTTTCGGCTAACTGTAAAGTGTAATCGGACTGGCTCAACTCGCCCATAACAGACTTAGGTGAGTGCGCCCAATTTCCAGTATGACTGGATTCTGACTTGTAAATTACTTCGTCTAACCCTTCAAAATTGATGGATATTTGATTTTCTTTGAGGGTTATATCATAAGGAACATGAATAACAGGGTGAGATTTAGCCAAAAGAGATAGTGTCTCAAGACTTGCTGGACTTTCCGAATCAGCCTCTCCTACAATTTTTGAAGAAGTTACATCGTAGATTGTTTTACCATCACGATTCCGCTTTTTAACCCCTGAAACAGAAATTGAAACAGTATCTCCTTCTTTGAATGGCTTTGGACTTTTTACAGTCCCAACATCAAGATACTGTTTACCTTCGTATTCTACACCTCGGTTACCAAATCCTTCTGAATCAAGTGGCCCTGCTCCTAATCGGTATGTGTATGGCCCTTTACCTCGGACATCTAAGATAATAAAACTGACATTCTTATTCCCACGGAGTAAGAACCACTTGGGGTGTCTACGCTCACCACGCATGTATGTAGACTTAGCATCACGCAACAATAGTTGCTTATGTGTTTCTTGTAAACTCTTAACGGTAGATTCTAACCCACCTTCTTCTGTCATACGAGTATCGTATGGGCCGGGGACAAAGACATGCTCGTGACTGTCAAACTGGCCTCTCAATACTTTGAGTCTTTCACGAACAGTCATGTCAGCGACATCAGTATCGTCATAATCAATAATGTCAATGATATGTAAGTCATTATCCATTCGCACTACATCAATAGTGTAATTCTTATCATTGACCGCTTTGAGTTGTTTTTTGTCATCTTCATTTAGAGGCACTGCTTCATTGTTTTCATCATAAGCAGTAAAGCGACTACCTTTACGAATAACCATCATACGCTGTCCGTCATAGAAAGCAGATACTACCCAGTCACCGCTAAACCCTCTAAGTGCTTCAAAATCTTTCAAAGAAAAGATACGATGCATAGGGAGAATGGGTGGAGGTCTACCTTTATCGCCTTTTAACAAAGCATCAGGATTCATTAAAGCCATTAGAGTTTCAGTAGGGTCGTTCTTTGAAATTGCTTGAGCACTAAGGTTAGAAGGTAAACCAGTAGCATCAACTCTGTTCATATTTGTAGTAGCAACAGGAACTTGATAACCCGATGATAGAACCTGATTAACAGATTCTTCTCCATGAAGTTGGGTCATAGTTTCTTGAGGAATAGAATGTAAAAATTGTGATTCTGTATTTGTTCCAGCCATAGCGGTTTTGTTACCGGGGAACTCCATACCAACGCTCGGTGTCATCTCATAACCGCTATCCATACCACCTGAAATAAACATGTCTTGAACGGATGCCCCCTGACTATTGGCGGGGTGAATCGGTTGCTGAGTCCATTGTGCTTTTTTCGCTCTTGTAGAAGGTGCGACTACCTTTTCCATTGTCTTAGCCTTAGTTGGGTCAAACATGTAAAGGTCATGAACTCTACTTTTTGCGTCATTAACTGGGGCGTTCATGTTACCCTTTAGACTACCAATGGCGTTCATTTTTTTACCGTAATTGCCTTTGCGGTGAGATAATTGAAGACGAGATAAACCATGTGTGTCAAGTTGTGATTGTTGAGTAGGTCGGAACAATTGTTCTAATTGACCGAGAGATTTACCGTATTTTTCACGGAAAACTCCTCCAAACTTTCTATCCGCTATTGCTCGCTTTGTAGGGTCTTCTTTAGCGGAGGGGCGAGTGTTTATGTGTCCACGAAGAATAGATTCAATTGCTTCATGGTGGTCATCAGTTGTGAATATAGAGTTTGCTTCTTCTCCAGCATAACTTACACCAGCACCCAATAAATCTCCATGTCGGAGAACTTTAACAGGTGCATCCATTCCTTCAAGTAATCTATCAATCATGTTATTGTGAGCGTCGTCATCAGGTAAGTTAAGAAGTGAGCGAACCTTTGCTTGAGAGTGAGTTGGTAAGATTTCTTTACCAGCAGAACCTAAGACGCTGGCAATTGTGTGATGAGGAGATACTACATTTTCACCATCGGATAACAACTCACTGGCACTTTTGTGTTCCTCCATAACTTCACCATATCCATGAGTATGTAGACCGTGAGCCGAGTGTGGTAGTCTTAACAAAGCCATGTTAGCGTCACGCATCAAACGAGAAGTGTTGGCTAAGAACTTGTCAGGGAACTCAGGATTAAAAGCATCAGGGTCTGCTTTTTCAAACGCAGGTTTCATTTTTTGAGCCATTTTTAAGATAGCAGCATGGTCATGTTGGTCTTTGATTTCAGCGTTATTAGTAACTTGGTCAAATGTATTTTTTTCGTCAGGTTGCGACTTTGCTTCAATTTCTTCTTCTTGGCTTGCTATTTCGTGCAAGCGAAGATTCAATCTCGCATACTCATCGCTACTTTCTTCAAAGTCCATCATTTGATTACTGATTTCATCATACTCATGCTCTAAAGCCTCAAGTTCATCTTCGGCTTCAGCGGATAACGGTATATCTTTCTTTTTCTTTTTCTTATGCCCCTGAAAGATACTAAACAATTCCTTGTTGTTATTATTGTGACTCAGTATGGTATTAGCACCAAGTTCTTTTTTGCTAAGCCAACTTTTCTTTTCCATTGGGGCATGTGGTGGATGAAGTCTACCACCAGCGGTAGCCAAACGATGAGAATGCTTTGCATTGTTTAGTGATTGAGTTGCTTTAAGTCCGATACCACCAAGAGCGTTGATTGGGTTTGCGTTAAAATAATTGTCTGCACTAATGGCACTTCTATTGGCTGGGCCGTTGAAATACGCTTTACGCTCATCGTCATTCATGTATCTAACTTTATTTGAGTAACCACCAATAAGCGATGTTTTTTGACGGAATGGCATGTTCTTTGTGTTTCTCACTTTTGTCATTCCACGATGGTTAGCCGCATCCCAAAGAGAAGAAATACCGTGATGACCTGCGTGTTCTCTTGTCTCTTTAGAATACAAAGAAGGAATATAACGACCCCAAAGACCTACTGTTTTTGGATTAGGAATGAATCTGTCTCCTTCGGTTTTACCCATTATTGAAAAGCCATCTTCATCTTTAGGTAGACTTTCATGCATCATCTCTAATTTATGCAACACATTTCTACCCATACCACCTTGATGGTGAAAGTCTTCAGCAAATGGAGCACCAAGACCCATGACATTGTTATCTTCATCAGTCAGCCAATGTTCCTTTTCATCTTCAGGAATATCAGCGAGGTCAGGCCCGTTCTTTCCTACATGATGAAAGGAGTCATGCATACGAATTGGCTTTTGTTGCCTTTCAACCTCTGACATTTCCTTTGCCTTTTTTATGACTTGACGAACTTTTTCTTGGCTCACAAGTGGGCCTTCATATCCATGAAGTAGTGGGTGTGACTCCATTTCTGTCAAATCAGCATTATATCCCATTAAGCCCAACATTGTTTCTAAATCAACATGCTCGTATGGTTTTTCGTCAAGGATTTTTAGTTCACCCAAAACGCTTTCCGGGTTATCATGACCCTTTGCTATTTTGCGCCCCTGCATCATTCCCTTTATCGGTAGATGTTGTAAAGCGCTTTCATCATTATCTTCGTAAGTTCCTTGCTCCATACTGTCACGGTGTTCATGTAATAACTCGTTATACTCCTCAAGAAGATTTTGATAGACTGAAGTAGTTCCTTCGTTTTTAGCATCAAATGGTGTTTCTTGCATAGCCTTTAGCAAAGATGATTTCATGTATCTACTTTCACCATCAGGAATATCGTCTACAGTTTCATAGTGCTTTTTGACATTAGCACCATGTAGGTGTTGAGGTCGCATGTAGTGGTCAAACTCACCAGTAAATCTTTGAGCAAGATTTCTTTTGATGCGACCAGCGCTAATTACACCATTATTACCCAACTCTATATTTTGAGCGTTAGCATGGTCACTGCCTTTTTCGTGTAGATGTTGGATGACATTATGCCTATCAAGTGGATTCAAAAACTCTAAACCATACAAGTAACCTTCGTGACCTAAACTTTCTTTGAGATTTAATGGTTCAAGTTCGCTCTCAGGTTTACCCGAATAAATGTGGTCTTGAATCTCTTGCTCACTCATCTTAGCCTTTGGGTCAAGCGCTTCACTATGATATTGGTCGCTCTCCCAACCATCGGCTGCGTCTTCAAAGTGCTTTAGTCTCAAAGCATGTTC